ATGCGACAGTGGAGCTTCTCTAGCTGCAACTATACCTACAGCAGCTACTGCTGCTTTTGTTATTGGACAAAAGATAGACTTTTTACAATATGGAGCTGGTCAGCTAACTGTTGGCGGAGCTACTGGAGTTACAGTTCGATCTACACCAACCAATAGACTTCGCACTCAATACTCTGTCGCATCTGCGATAAAGATTGCTGAGAACGAATGGATTTTGGTTGGAGATTTGGCGCTGAGCTAAAATGCCAGTAAATGTTGGATTTGTAGGTGCAGCTGGTTCTCTTAAAGACAGAGCAAAACCTAGAGAGCTTGGCTATAGAGTTAACTACATTAAAAATCCTAGTTTTGAAGTTTCAGTTGCAGACTGGGCACCTTTTGCTGGAACTACTTTAGAAAGAACCACTTCTGAATTTAATACTGGTTCTTCCTGTTTAAAAGTAACTAATACTTCTGGTGGTGGAGCTCAAAATGTAACAAGAATTCCATTTTTTAATCCTAACGATGTATGGCATATAAGTGCCTATGTAAAGCTTGAATTAGGGAATGAAAATGCTACTTACTATTTGAGACATTTACAGTATGTAACAGAATCATCCAGCGCTGCTGTTGCTAGTGGTAATATAGGAGTGCAAAGTTTAACCGATGCTGATGGTTGGGTAAGATTAAGCGGCTCTTTTCAAAAAAACCCAAGTGCCAACTTTTTTCTAATGAGAGTTGTGACCACCTCTGCTTCAAATACAGATATTTTTTATGTAGACTCTGCTTTAGCAGAGTATTCTGCCGATTTAAACCCATATTTTGATGGCTCATATAATGGATTCTGGTCTGGCGAGCCTAATAACAGTTTTAGTGGTGCTACCCCCTACATTTAGCCTATACTTTATAAACTGAAAGGACAAAAGAGACGATATGGACCTACCTAACTGGTTTGTGCAAAATGGAGTAGAAAATTTTGTTAACCATTTAACAGACTATAAAGATAAACCTACAAGGATGCTTCAAATAGGAGCGTATACAGGAGATGCCTCCCTGTGGCTTTGGGACAATATTTTGATACACAATCCTGCTTCTGTTCTTATTGATGTTGATACTTGGCAGGGTTCTGACGAGCCTTCCCACCACGAAATGAATTGGAATACTATAGAAAAAATTTATGATGTTAAAACCCAAGAAGGTCAGCTAAAAAGAAAAATAATAAAAGTAAAATCAACAAGCGACTGGTTTTTTAAAAATAATTTAGAAAAATACGATTTTATATATGTTGATGGGGACCACACTTCATACGGGGTTTTAAAAGACGCTATCAACGCTTTTGAGTGTTTAAATGTTGGCGGCATATTAGCTTTTGATGATTACAGATGGTCAGCAGGATTAGGTATATTAAAAGAACCAAAACTAGCTACTGATGCGTTTTCAGTAGTCAACTCAGACAAAATCGAGACAATAGTTGATGGTTATCAGCGTTGGTACAAGAGAATCTGGTAGGATATAAGCATGAAGGTAGCCATATACACAATAGCTTTAAACGAACGTCAATTTGTAGATACATGGTATGAAGCCGCGAAAGATGCTGATTACTTGCTAATTGCTGACACAGGGTCGACTGATGGCACTGTAGAGCGTGCTAAAGAGCTTGGGATTAATGTTGTAGATGTTCGAGTCTCTCCTTGGAGATTTGACGATGCACGAAACGCAGCGATGGCTGCTCTGCCAATTGATATTGACATGTGCATCTCTCTTGACATGGATGAAGTAATCACTCCAAATTGGAGAGAACCACTACGCCGAGCTTGGCAAAAAGGGGTAACTCGCCCTCGCTACAAGCACATTTGGTCTTGGAATGATGATGGAACTCCTGGCCTCGAGTTTAGCTATGACCACATCCACACTCGTAAAAACTATCGTTGGCGCCATCCAGTACACGAGTGTCTGTATGTATATGGACGTGAAGAGGTTCAAGAGTGGATTGAAGATATTGAAACTCATCATCACCCAGACCCAACTAAGTCTCGTTCACAATATCTACCTCTTCTTGCTATGTCAGTTCAAGAAGACCCTTATAACGATAGAAACGCTTTTTACTATGGCCGCGAACTTTATTTTTATGGTCAATATCAAGAAGCAGCTGTAGAACTAAAACGCCACCTTGAACTGCCTACCGCACGGTGGGCACCTGAACGTGCTGCTTCAATGAGATTTATTGGTAAGTCTTTACCTGCAGAAGCAGAAATCTGGTTCCGTAAAGCAATTGCACAAGCGCCCGGTAGAAGAGAACCATTCGTAGACCTTGCAGAGCTCTACTATCAACGCAAGGACTGGGAGAAATGTTATGAAGCTTCTAAAGATGCTATTGCAATTGTAGAAAAACCCCTCGAGTATCTTTGTGAAGCTAAAGCTTGGGGAGCAGCCCCACATGATTTTGCTGCTATTTCTGCTTTTAATTTAGGAAATTTTGAAGAAGCGGTAGAACATGCCAAGAATGCATTTAGTCTCGAACCCGATAACGATAGATTAAAAGCTAATCTTGATTTTTGTTTAAAAGCTTTACTACCTAAAGAGGAAAAAGAATGAAGTTTGTAATCTGTGGCGGTGGAACAGCTGGCTGGGTCACTGCCTACACTATCCATGCTTCTAATCCTAGGACCCACGAAGTAGTTGTAATTGAGTCCCAGAAAATTGGAATTATTGGTGCTGGAGAAGCTACAAGTGGTTTTTTGTATGACTTACTAGATGGAACAACTCTTTTTAATAATAATGATTATTTAAACCCGAATAAGCCTCCTTTTGATTTTGCAGAGTTTGTTTCAAAGGTAGATGCGGTTCCAAAGTACGCACTTAAACATATAAACTGGGCAAAAGAAAAAGGACATTACTGGGCACCTATTAACGGTTCAGAGACTTCCAAAAGGTCTCCAGATCATTTGTTTAACTATGTAATTTCAGAGTTTGGTCCAGAAAAAGCATATTTATCTTCTACCCTTGGTCAAGCTTATGATTTAAATAAAATGCCTAAAAGCGGCGGATATGGATTTCAATTTGATGCTCATAAGGTTGCTAAATATCTTCGAGAGCATATAACAACAACTACTAATACAAATCATATTGACGCTGTAATAGACAATGTATCTGTTAATAGCGCTGGTCTTGTTGAAAGCGTAACTCTAGACAACGGAGAAGTTGTTGAGGGTGACTTTTTTATTGACGCTACAGGTTTTGCTCGAGTTTTAGCAAATAAGTTAGATATTGGTTGGATTGACTATAAAGATCAACTTCTAGTTGATAAAGCTATGCCATTTATTGTTCCTTACAAAGATGAGGAGAAAGTTCAACCAGTTACGGTTGCAGAAGCTTTGTCATCTGGGTGGATGTGGAGAACTCCAACAGGTGGTCGCAGAGGTTGCGGGTATGTTTACAGTAGCTCATTTATGTCTGAAGATGAGGCCCAAGCTGAGGCAGAGAAAGTAATGGGCCACCCTATTGAACCAATTAAACACATTAAATATGAATCTGGCCGTGTTGACCAGTTTTGGAAAGGTAATGTTCTTGTTGTTGGTCTTGCAAGTTCATTTATTGAACCTTTGGAAGCAACAAGTATTCATGCAACTATTACTCAGATATTTATATTTTGCCAAGAGTATTTGTCATATACAAAAGAAAAAACTTTAAATCAAGCATCTATTGAGAAATATAATGCTAAAACATCAAAAATGTATGAGTATTACAAGGACTTCACCGTGTTTCACTACCAAGGAGGACGTGAAGATTCTGAATTTTGGAAAACAATTAAGTTCGACAAAATTACTTCTCCAGCTGTAGAAAACTATATCGAGCGCTCAAAGAGTAGGATTCCAAGCGTTCTACATTTTATGGATTTCTGGGGGGTAGATGCTCTTTGGAAGTGGACCTTGGCAGGTTTAGGCTACATAAATAGAGAGCAAGCTATGAATGAACTAATCCAATTTCAACAGTTTGAGTACGCACAGGGTCATTATCAAGCTTTTAGAAATGACATGAGAAAAATGTTAGCTGACAGACCTGCTTTTGAAATGAATCCAAAAGATATTATTTAGATTTCTTTTTAAGCAGTTTAGCTTGTCTTTTTCTTTCTAGTTGTCTTGCCTTTTTCTCTCGAATACGGGCACGCTTTTCTGACTTTTCAATCTTCTCTACTTTATATGCTTCTATAGCATTAACACTTGTTCGACTGCGCCAAGAAAAGCCACACACCGTACATGTGACTATCTTGGCGACAGTCCATCTCCCACCACCAGGAATTTCTTGAGAACTTGTTTCTAGTTTAGAAGGACGTGCTGAACAATGAGGACAATGAGGGTATCTACGTCTTTTTATTTCTTCACCTTTGTAAGAAACCGAAAGAGCACGACGAATCTCTCCTTCATCTCTTCCACCCCAAGTCCCCCAAATTTGCCTGTGCTCTAAAGCCCACTGCAAACACTTAGTTCTTACAGGACATTGATAGCAAAGGTTCTTAGCATCGTATTTTTCTTTTGCATCTTTCGAAAAGAACCAATCCTTGTAATGTCTATTATTAGGGTCGGCACAGAGGGCTTCAGACTGCCACTCTAAATTATTAGCTGGTTTCCACACACTATAAACTATACAACTAAAAGTCTATAAAATGAGAACTAACACACTATAAACTAAATATTTAAAACTCTATCCAAGTAAACTCTAAAACCTCTTGAACATACTCTCCGTACTCAGTTTCCCCTACTTCATCACAAAAAGTATAATTGTTTTCCCCCTCAATAACCCCTGCCCAGCCAGCTTCTATATGAGCATCAGCTATCATATTAAATCCGTCTGATAACGAGTCAGCTATTCCATCCCTTTGTAGTGTTGAAGCAAGAGCTCTTCTAACTATCTCATTCTCAATATCAACATGCCCAACGGTATAATAAATTAAATCACTATATATTGTTTGTTGTATGTAGCCACTACCGTCCCAATGAATCCAAAGAGATTCTCCAACTCTTTTATCTTTCATTCGTTAGTGTCTTCCCCGTAGTAGTCGCTAGCCTCATCTTCTTCATAATCCTGAGACTCTTCGCCAGCATTAAAAATTATTTGTTGTTCTTTTACATCAAATATCCCAGCAATGGTTATTTTTCCACAACCCGAGCATGTTTCTACAGAGCCAGTATTTATTTTTTGTGGGACATCCACCCCAGAAAGAGCCATTTTTATATTTCCATGGCCATCCATACTGTGAGGCTCCCAGCGGGCATGCTCTTTTAACCAGCACTGTTCGCAGACAGGCATAGGAGACATTATTGGTGAAGCGCTCATAACATAATTCTACGCCGTCTTTTTATACGGGAATGCTTTGCGCTTGCTTTTTATATTCTTTCTATCTCCAGGACTTAATCCGCCCCATAAACCAAATTCTTCGTTACTTAAACCCCATAAAGCACACTCAACTAAATGAGAACAGCTTTTACAGATTCTTCTTGCTCCCTCATAATTTACTTCAGGAGTTGCTACAAGTCCTGGCTCATCTCTATCATCAGCAAAAAATAAGTTACCTCCCACCTGAGCACAAAGCGGGTCTTCATATTGCCAGGGTGGGCGGACATTTTCCACTTGTTTTATCCCTTCTTGTTTTTTTCTTCCTTGAGCCCTACTTCATAACCACATCCAGCATAGCCAGCGATATCAATCCAAGTATCGGGTTGAAAATCTCCTTTGTTTGCATATCGAGCCATTTTTAAACCAACCATCATCATGGCCACATCTTCATTGGAGATATCTACTCCCAAAATAACTGACCAAATTTTTCTTGTTCTGTCAAAGTTATCTTCAGGATCTCCATAATTCATATTGCGCTCGGTGGAAATAATGCGAGCTGCTTCTCGAAGGGCTTCTATACGAGGTGGTGTTACTTCATTCTCTGACATCTTTTACCTTCGCTATCACTTGTGCCGAGTATTGATATTCGGATGACATATTCTCTATTTGTGTTACTACCAGTTCATAGTTTATGTTCCTAAAAGATTCTGGAATAGATTCTTCGTCAAAAAAATCGTCTTCTTCGTCTTCAGTCCCTAAAAACTTTGAGATTGCAACTTCAGCTTTCTCTTTTAGTTCTTCGTAGTTGTCCCCCTGAACTGTTAGGTTTAGGGTAATACTTTTCATGTTAGTACTAGTTTTTCAAGTTTAGTTGGTGGATAATGAGCTCCATCTAATACTGGTTCTTTTCCATCAGTGCTTTTAATAATAATGTCGCCATATCTAACACCAACTACTACACCGCGTCTACCGTTGTGTAAAGTCCCTAGCTCACCATCAAATGCATCTGATTTAACTCTTACCGAGTCTGCAACTTTTATAAAACCTGCTTGTACTGGTACCCAAGTTTCATTTTTTTGCTCTTTCGCAACTACATGACCTTTTGCTAAAGTAGAAAACATATCGACTGCTTTAGTTCTAAACTCTGGACTTAAGTCAAAAGAGTCTAGAAGTTCTATCAGTTTCATAGTGGCATCACCCACTGGTTTTCTTACTTTAGCGGCCTGTAGTTGGGATTTAATCCAATCAATATCTAGGCTTCCCATGAGGCCTCCCTTCTTTCATATAGTCTATTAGTTTTTAGTCTTTTAGTAAAGCATTTAAACTAACTGTTTTATAGTTTTTAATAAGATATTGCTAGTTTCTTCCTGCTCTGGGAGTTGATTAAGATATGATTGTTTTTGACTATAAGCAAGCTCTTCTCTGTAAGAAACATTCATACCTTCTACAGTGCTAGCAAGATTTAACCACTCATTTCCTAAATACCCTGTAGAACGCCAGTTGTGCACTACAGGTACGCCCTGAGAAAGTGATTGAGCAAGGGCTGGAGACCACCAAGACTCATCTCCTCTGTATGTAGCTATAAGAGTGCCTAATGACTCTCTAATTCTAGAAAGTGTGTCATTCTCGTTTTCCCAGAAGTTTTTGTTGCTCTTTGCCAAAAGGATTCATAGAGTCGCAGGTCCAGTATTCGTCACTAGCATAAAAATTTTTGACTTTTGCTGGTTGTAAAAGGACATATAAATCAACACTTATTCCGCAAAGAGCCTCTGAATCTAAATTAGAGATATTTTTTATCATACTATCTTTTGTAGACCAAGGAAATGCAGGGTAGAAGGTTGTAGGCCAAGGGTCTTCGCATAAGTATGAAATAAAACTTTTTAGCTGGTCTTGAAGGGTTTTATCTTTTGCAACATCAGAATAATTTTTTCTTCTGTCATAAAAACTTTTTAAAGTTGTCTCTTTATCTGACCATGCTCTGAAGGATGGGAGAAGTTTAAAGCTTTCAGGAGCATCTAAAAGTAGTGCTAAATTTCCAATGTTTCTAGCTTTTTCTGCTGTTATAAATGCAGGGTAAATCTTATTTGCTGAGATACTAGTTGTAGGAGCAATACCAACAATTACTAGATTAAATTGGGAAAGAAATTCCTCGTCCCAATCTAAGCGGGGGGACGCTAAGTGTGCTTCTACTCCCGCATCTTGAAAACTTCTTACAAGTAAATTTGAAAAAGTAGGAGTTCTTTCTACATGCAAACGAGATGCTTGTTGAGCAGTACACCCAGTAATTAAAACTTTCATATCATCTCTTTCGTTTTATGTGAAGAGCCACCCAACGTTTTTCGTTGGGCGGCTCTAACACAATGGCACTTTAGAACGGTGCTGCAGGTGCTGCTGCTGGAGCTGGTGCTGGAGCAGGAGCTGGTGCTGGAGCAGGAGCTACAGCAACTGGTGGAACTGCTGCCCCTGCAGGTGCTGCTGATGCAGTTGTGGCAGGGTAGTAGTTCTTAATTTCATTCCTTTTTTGACCCTGATAAGTCTTTTGACCAATCTGAGCACGGAACTTACGTCCTGCAAGTGCAGCTTCAATCTGCGCATTTGTAGGGGCTGGATTACGATCAAAGAACTCTCGAGTTAGACCAAGAGCTCCCATCTTACGGAAAAAGATTCCTAGAGCAGTTGAATTATCTGGTGAGACAGTTAGGTTGTCCCAAACTAGGCGCTTTGCAAATGCACCTGATTCAACTTGCGACTTTAGGCTGAACATAGTCTTTCCAGACTGTGCAACCTTTGCTACGGCTTCTACGACAACTAGGTCGTAATCGCCATCTGGTAGTGGTTCATAAGAAGCTGATTCTCCAGCATTCTTAATGAGGTCTGACCAATTGAGAGTACTCATACGGTTGTTTCCTTCTTAGTAGTGGTGGTTTTTTCGGCTTGTGGCGCTTGCTTTGGGCCGAAGATGGTGTCAAGCATTACGTCAATCGAGAGTTTGTCTTGCTCAACGATTGCTCCTAAACGTCCCTGTACTCGCTCTCCTGCTTCATATTCGTTTGTGCGCTCGACATACATGCGACGAACTTTGTAAGGAGATTGCAACGGGTCAGGATTTGGGAACGACTCAATAGGCAATGTACCGAGAATGTCGTAGAAATATGGCGCTTGAATTGCGAGCTGTCCCTGTAGATATGGACGATGCTTACCGTCCTGAGTCACACGAGACATCGCTGTAAGAACAACTGCCTCGAGTGGATTAGTTGGGTGCATTGTGAGGTCACGAAGGTCACGAAGAAGGCCACCCATGTGACGGAGAAGTTCCCCCCACTGTTGCATCTTCATTTGTTCGTTACCAGCAATGCTATCCATACACTTGACTTGCAACTCTGAAATAGAATCGATAATCTAGCTCTTAAAGTGGTGTTTACCGAGTTGTAGCCACTGATATGTTTTAATAACAGTGTCATAATCTCGAACTGGAACAACCACGGTGTCCCAAGTACCATCTGCGATTGGTGGTTCCTCACGCAATGGGTCCCAATACTTGACAACGATAGGCAAGAATCTGTGTCCGCCTTCGACGTCTAGCATGAGTCTTGGATACGGTGCGGTTACGGCAAAAGTTGACTTACCAACTTTTGATTCTCCGTAAACCATTACGGTCAACGACCGTTGGATTTCACTCATTCGTCACTCATTTCCTTTAGTTTCTTCTTGACCATAATAAGCATATGGATCTGCTACTACGAAGTTATCACTGATTGCTTGTTCGGCGGCACTGCCGTCATCAACAAGAGTGCAAACAGTGAAGAACGGACACTTCCATTTGCAATCACGACTAGGCCGTGGGTACGCATGAAATGCTGGATTTTCACCTTCATCTAATGCTGTGCGAACACGCATCATGTCTGCAATGGTCCCGTGGAGACGGTCCCAGAAAGACCTGAGGGTGAAAATGTTGTGCCGTACTTCGATTTGGTCGTAGAACGGCGGACGTGCCGCTGCAGAACGACGAACTTTCTTCAACATTGTGAAGATTCCGCCATCTGAGCGTTCTGACTCATCCTTCTTGGTGGATTCCAAGAGCATGTAAGTCAAAATCTGTTCATTCATTGGAGCAAGGTTTGCAAAGTCTCCAAGAGAGCCACCAACAGTTTTAAAGTCACGGAACATACGAACACCATCACCCTTGCGACGGACACGCATGTCAAGCTTTCCTGTTAACTCAACCTCGCCATTAAACAGTGGAGCAGTGATGACTTCTTCAGTAGAAATCATTTCAAGTTCTGCATCAATGCCATTTTCTTCTACCCACTGTAGGTATCCCTCAAGCATTATGTGCCCGAGCTCTCCTTCTTTTTCTAACTCTGATACATCTTTAAATTCTGCTAAAAGAGCAGCTTTTTCTGTGTTCAAAAGATTTGAATGGGATTGTAGTAATGGAGTTCCATTAGCGTAATAATCATCTAACGCGGCGTGGATTCGTGTACCAAGAGCAAGAGCTCCAGTGGAGTCTCTATATTTTGGTTGCAGTCTTCTGTAATAAGTGAGCCACCACTTACGACGACAATCTTTAAATGTCTGAATCTCGCTATTAGAGATTCTAACTATTTCGCTCATAGTAGTCCTGCCTTATCGTCTTTGAGTAGTTTTAACAATTGTGCTTGGTCTTGAACAATATCTTCGAAGTTTTGTGCCTTTTTGTCAAGGACACTAATAACTCTCTCTTCAATTGTTCCTTCAGTTACATAATCAGTAATGATGACGGAGTCATGAATCTCTGACCCAATGCGATGCACACGGTCCAACGCTTGCTTGTGGTCGACAAGTGACCAAGGGCGTTGAAGCATAATCAACCGACGAGCAGCAGTAAGAGTTACACCTACGCCACCAGCTTGTGCTGTAAATAAAATCCACTTGATTTTACCTGATTGAAAATCATCAATTGCTTTTTGTCTCTCGTCTTCAGTTTGGGCGCCAGTGATTAAACCGTGAGGGATATTCTTTTTAGTCATCTCAGCGCTAACTAAATCGATAAGTTGTCTAGATACAGCACACACAGCTACAGAGTCGTCACCAAAATCATTATTATTAATATCGTCCATTAACGCATCAACTTTGCAAGAAGGTTCAGTTAAATAGACACGAACTTCACCTGTTTGCTCATCTGTCTCTAATACAGCAGATGAACTTGCAAACTGAAGTAGTCTCAGTGTTTGAGTCAGAATACTTGGTGCAGTAAGAGCATCGCCATTTTCAAGTTCAGCAATCATGGTGTCACGCATCTGCTCGTAAGCCTTCTTTTGCTTAGGTGACATTTCAATATCGCGACGCTCGTTAATTACTTCTGGAAGCCAAGGCAGCACCACAGACTTAAGCATTCTTCGCATAACTGGTTGCACTGCTTTATCAAACTCTGTTTGCATATGTGGTTTCACACCAAGAACTAACATGCCACCAAAAGCATTGAGCATTGTGTCAACCATGCGTTCAATCCAACGAGTCTTTGAAGGCCAATCTTTTGGAGATAGCCAATGCAAGATTGCCCAAAGATCTACAACGTCTTTTGCAATTGGAGTTCCTGTTAAAGCAAATCGAATGTTGGCATCTCCTGTAGCAGCCCACAGAGCGCGAGTTTGTTTGCTCTTAGGTTCTTTAGAGCGGTGAATCTCATCTGCAACTACAGCCTTAAAATCAATCTCATTTAGTTCCCGTGTATGTACCTCACAACGGTTAGCGCTAACAGACTCATCGTGTCCACCGCAATCAGAACATCTTGTAAGAGCAACAGAGCCATATGGAGCCAATCTGGAGTGTCCCCTTAAGGCTTCCCAATTGATGACATAAACATCGGCTTGTGCTTCAAATTGTTTTTTCCTTTGGACAGCACTGCCCTTGACCACTTGAGTTGTGACTTCAGGCCACCATTTTTCAAACTCTCTAGCCCAGTTCTTTTTTAGGGTGTTAGGGCAGACAATTAAGGCTGGGAATACTGGTTCACCTTGCTCTTGGATTTTCTTCAGGGCACGGATAGCTTGAGCTGTCTTACCTAAGCCTGGTTCATCAGCTAAAAGAGCCCGTTTAGCCGTGCTAAGGAACTGTACGCCAGCCCTTTGATGCGGGAACAAGTCTTCATCCCCATCAGCCTCTAAAACCTCTCTGAGAGCCATTGCAGGGCCTATACGGGTAGTTAATTCATTAGCTGCCCAATCATTGAGGGCAGGGCCTATTTCTAGGTCATTGAGGAATGTAGAACGTAGTGCAAGGCAACTAGACCAGCTTAGGGGGATTCTCCACAGTTGGTCTTGAGCCGACCATTTAGAGCCGGGAATAGACTTACATAGGTCTTTAAACCGCCATTCGGCTTTTATGACTATATGACTCTTGGACTCGTCAAGTTCCACTAATACTGGCATTTGCTACCTTCTGTCGTTATGTCTAAATACTATCACGAAAAATTAAAAAACTTTTTATTTCTTGATAGTTATTTTTCTTTGTCTAAGAGTACACGAGGTACCCATTTTTGCTTAGTTAAGGCAAGTAAGGCGTGTCGTATTGCATCATTAGCATGACCTTCTCCGCCCACATGCCAAGTCCCAATTTTCTTTAGTGCTTGGTTTGGGAACATGTTTTTAGCATCTACGGGATTTTGCATCCATATATTTTCAGGGTCATACCCAGACTCTCTACATAGATGTTTTAGAACACCTATTTGCTCTAAAGAGTATGGAGCCTGACTATTTCTGACTGTTGCGGCATTTATAATAAAACGTTCACAGACCACTTTTACAGAAGGTGCGACAGCCGCCTGAGCCAATACCGCTCTTACATCGGCAGCAAAATCTTCAGGCTGAGACTCCATCGAGTAGACCTTTACTGGCAAATCTTCTGACCCACCAGACCAAGTAATTAAAGCAATTCCGCTGGCTTTGCCTGGGTCAATAGACACTATTGCAAAATTACTATTCATACTTTTGACCCCAATTCTGTAGTGGTCCATCAACATCTGCTGTAAGTGGTACTGACCAACCTTCTCGAGTAGTCATGCATTCTTTTACTAGTTGTTTAATTTCCTCGGCTTCGCCCTTAGGGGCTTGAAGAACAATTTCATCGTGTACAGGAACAATCAAATAGTCAGTCAAATCTGCTTGGTCTAACTTTAAAAGATTTGATTTAAATACTTCAGCTGCTCCACCTTGAATTAGATAGTTTACAAGTGTGTATGTACGGTCATCGTCACAAGGAATACGACGACCAGTCCAAGTGTGGACATAGCCTTGACCCTCTTCACGGAAACGACGTTGTCCTATGTTGTCTATTTGTTTTTGAAAAGACGCCATACCTGGATAATTAATGTCAAAAGAATCTGAAACAGCACGCATCTGCGGCTCTGGGACCCCAGCAGTTAGTGCTTGTTTGGAGACCCCTGCGCCGTAGAGACGACCATAAACAACACCCTTAATAAGATTACGACGCTTGTCCGACTTTTGCATAGTTGGGTCTTGATAAACCTGACGACCAATTTCGGTGAACGGGTCTGAGCCAGTTGCATCTGCCATGTTAAACAAGTTGATGAGATTCTCATCCCCTGAAAGCGATGCAAACATACGGAACTCAACCTGATCAAGGTCGGAAGTGATGATTACATGGTCTGGGTCTTTAGGTATAAATGCTCGACGGACAGTCGCATCTCCTTTTGGAAGAGTTTGTAGAGCTGGGTCAGTAATAGACATACGAGATGTTCTAGCTGCTACAGTTTTAATTGAGGGATGTAAAACTCCATCTATATTCATATTGATAAAGTTTAAGAAGTAAGTGCTAGCTAATTTTTCAGCTTTTCTAACTTGAAGAACTATCTCTGCTAACTCTTTTACCTCTTCGTTACCTTCAATTACTAGTTTATCTAGCTGATCTTTGGCAGCAGACTTTTGACCAGAAGCAGTGAACTCTGTTATCTCTGCTCCCAAATCTTCAAGCATTCTTACTAGTTGCTGATTGCTAGTTATAGAACCACCAAATTTGTTAAACGCCCAAAGTTTTGTTTTTTCTGTGTAATCAAGAAGTTCGTCATATTTCTTTTTAGAATAGTCAACATCAACAGTTGCTCCATTGATTTCCATTCTAGTAACTACCTTGCGAGCACCCATCTCTAATTCATATGCGCGACTGTATGGACCATTTGGCCCACACTTCTCCCAAAACATTTCCCAAAGACGCATTGTCAAAACAGTATCAAGAGCACCATAAGACCAGAATGGTTCAAATGAGATAGGAACAGTTCCCCAAGTCCAACCATTTGCAGCAAGTTCTTCATCAAGCTTGCTTTGCAAGTGTGCAGCGTAAGGGTCAATGTGTTGTGCAGAAAGTTCTTTAAGTGCACCAGAACCAAGAGGGTCGACAATGTGAGCCATAATCATCGTGTCATGTGCACGGTCCCAAGGAATACGCCACTTAGATTTAATCTCAAACCAACGAGCTTCAAACGCAATGTTGTGACAGACAATTGGACCGTCAAAACGATTCATTGCTTCGTAGAAGACGCCGTTCCACTCTTCCCACGGTATAGACCAACCAGTCATACCGTCGCCCACTTGGACTAATCGAAGTTGACCATGCCAAGGAGATAATGCATCTTTGCGTTGCCCACCTGGAAGTTCTCCAGTTTCGGTATCAATTGCTATGGCATTGTAAGGACGTCGTTCACCAAGCCAATGTAGGAACTCTTGCGCTTTTTCTAATCTCGTCTCTCAGTCACTTACAATCTCTCTTCTAGGGAATCATCTCTATTCTGTAGATTGATTCTATCTTTTCATCATACTTGGCTGCTTGTTCAAGTAGTCTTTGGGCTACATGAGTTAGATATCTTGCCCCACCAGCATCATATTTGTAAAGGGCATCTAAAACAGGTTCAGGCTCTTCTGAAACTTGAGCCCATGTTCTATCTTTTTCAGGGAAAATTACAGGAAGGTTTTTGCTTGGATAGCACTCTTCACAAGGTAGAGAGTCTACTTTTAACTCGTCAGAGCCAGCTTCAACAAGTCCATAGCGCTTCACTAGTGGACAAGCTGCTCCATGAAAAACTAATGAAACACCGACTCGAGAAAGAATATATGAACCATTATCTGTTTTGTAAAGCTTAAACTCAATCCATCGGGTTGACCCGCGGCGCCAAGAAGATGATTCACCTAAAAGACGTCCACTAAATTGGAGGGTACGAGAACCGTCCTTAACTTCATACATTAGCTACCAGCACTTTCAGAGTTTTGTTGCTCTTGTAGAGATGTTAGTAAATCAGATGTTTCTTGAGCTTGTTGTTCGTGTAGATCTTCATCATGAGGGTGCTCATGTGAATGTTCAAAAGTAATTTCCTGTGTCTCCACCACAATTTCAGTGGCTCTTTCGGGTCTATCTTTGAAGTATATGTAATTCCACCAAAGAACACATTCTTCTTTAGCCCATTCAACTTCTGCCCATTTACGAATAGGCCAAGCCTCAAAACCAGTATTTTCATTTAGTTGAATAAGTTCTAAAGTCTTGGAGACATCAGTTACGTATGTAAGAACGTTATCCATATGATTATAAATTAACTCTGCTGAAAGTTCTTCTCTTTCTTGAGTATTATTTATATTTATAGCAGTATGGACTTCTTCAGAGGAAGATGCTGTAAATTTTTTACATATATATGGACGGTCTTCGCCATTATATTCTGCAATATATTCTATCATATTACTTCCTTTAGTCTCTGAATCTCTTCCTTGAGAGAGTCTATCTCATTTTGCTGAACCTTAACTAATTCAAGGACGAGTGTCGAAATTAAACCGTAATCAATACCATCTGGTTCACCATTTTTGTCATACGCAAGAACTGGTTCAATACCTAAATCTTGAACCTCCTCCGCGATATAACCGTACATCCACTCGCGATTATATCTATTTTGAACAGCTCTAACAGAGTTTTTATATTTATATCTTTTTAACTTAAGATTTAAAATATTTTTTGGGTCTTGAATTGTAAAGTCTGAAATATCTTGCTTTACTTTTAGTGTAGATGGTTGCACTGCTCCAATTATTACAGATCCTACAGGGGTAACGCCGTGGCCGTGCGAACCATTTTGCCCAACGTGACCGTGAGAGCCACCTTGAATCGCCATGCTGTTCATAATCAACTGCGAGCTGTGCGTGTGAGCAGGGATAGTTCCCCCAGAATGAGTGTGGTTACCTATAGCAACTTGGTTAGAACCAGTACCAGTTGGGAGACGTGCAAAAGCAAGAGTACCGCTATCAATTTTTGCTGCAGAAACTTGCGGAATTCTTGCATCAGCAAAAATACCAGAGTTAATTTTTGATGCATCTAAGTTAGGGATTAATGTAGTAGCAAATGTTCCACTTGTTATTCTTGCTGCAGTAAGACCAGCAGTGGCTATATGACGATTTTCAACAGCTCCACTAATTATTGCATCTCCGTCAACAGAGTTAGTTCCAAGCTCTGACTGTCCAACAGCATTTAGTGCAATTTCATCTGCATCTACACCGTTTGTAGCAATTTCGGAACTAGTAACCGCATTTAATCTAATTTCTGCAGAGTCTACGGAGTCATTACCCATTTCTGCAAGGTTTACCGCATCGACATCAATTTCATCTGCTTTGACAGCACCTAGCCCGATTTCGTCAGAGCCAACCGCATTGGTTCTAATTTCTGCAGCATCAACAGCATCAGTATCAATCTCTGCAAGTCCCACAGCGTTAGTTTCAATCTCGTCTGCTTTAACAGCACCAATTGCAATCTCGTCAGAGCCCACGGCGTTAGTTCTAATCTCTGCAGCATCTACGGAGTTGTCTCCCATTTCTGAAAGACCAACAGCATCAATATCAATTTCATCTGCTTTAACAGCACCTAATGCAATTTCCTCAGAACCCACTGCGTTAAGACGAATCTCTGCAGCATCAACAGAGTTATCGTCCATTTCTGCTAAACCAATAGCATTAACATTAACATTCTCGTTATAGACAGCGTCAACACCGAGTTCGCTAGTTCCAACAGCGTTCTCTCGAATCTCTGAAGAATCAACAGAGTTCTCACCCATCTCTCGAATGCCGATAGCTCCTTCTTCAACATTGAGAGCTGTTACAGCAGAAAGTGCAAGTTGGTCTGCAGCAACCGAGCGAGGCTGTAAGTTATTCCCTTTAACAGAGTAATTACCTAATCTAGAAGGAGAAGGTCTTCCTTCTAAATACTTAAGTCTTTTTTGGACATCAGATAACGAGCCAGTAAGACTTCTGCTACGCGTTCTTCTTCTAGAAGCCATTTTCTTCCTTAAACTCTCTCTTCTTGTCTACTTTCCAATCAGGTATCAACACTAAATCTACCGTTTCTGGGAAGGTAGGACTGTCAGGAACGGAGACTTTAAAAGACTCTATTTTTCTCACAAGAATGTCATCTCGCGGCTCTTGGTCATCACCCATGCGTTGACGTATAAATTCGTCATCAATAATGATTGTGCAGTAATCGCCTGGAACATATGAACCAATTACTGGTGAAAGAGAGCCGTTAACTTGAATGTTGTATGTACCGATAGGGGGTAGAGCTTCATACAAATATTCTTGAGCGTAGTTCCATAAAGCGTCTTCGTTCTCAATCTCATCTATTTGCTCTACTTGGTCAAGAAGTGGCCAACTTCGACCGCTCTCAGCGGAAAGATATGAACGATTTGCTGCACCAGCATATGGCTGACTGGCGTCATCAGTCATATCTTCAATACGACCTACAACAAAGAATCGAGTTGCAGCTTCTTCAGCCGATTCATCAACTGTAAAAGTAAGAATGTTGCCAGGATACTCAAAGACTCTTTGGTCTGCTCCAAGCTCCTCTGGCTCATAGTACGACCCATTTGCAGGTGGAAAATCTGGTTGACTTGGGAAGGTAACAAAGGTTCTTGTAAAGCTCGCTGTGTCATAGTCGTAATCACACTCAATACGATAATCAAATGGACCGTTTACAGAGTTTGAATAGTCTTCAAGAATTTCTCCAACAGTTTTGTTTTGATAGCCTCTAAAAATTCTTGTGTCCCTATAAACTCCACTTTTATTGGTATCAGAAAGAGAAATACCAATATCTGAGTTTGATAGGTAGCTTCCAAAGTCTCCGTATGTAACTTTACTTCCCATGGTAACGGTTCCACCAGATACAGGTCTAGAATCGTTAAGTATTCCACCAGTTACATATTGAATTATATTTGCAGAAGGGACGTTACTAATAACGTGTCTTCCATTATATGTAGAGTCTAGAGTTCCAGAGAAAAAGCTGTCTACACCAGTAACAACAAAAGAAGAGCCAACAGACAACCCGTGGGGCCTGTCCAGTGTAAGTTCAGCAACACCATTTTGTGTTTTTCTAAAAGTTACGTTAAATGTTTGCAGACCGTTTACTACAGCCACTGGCACGTCTGGACCATTTAAATCAAATCTAAAAGTTGTTCTAGAAGGAACTTCGGTAACAAAATGAGTTCCGTCTAAGCCAGAGCCCACCTCATACAGATTGATTTCTTGACCAATAATTATGTCGTGCTCAGTGGATGTAGTTATAGTTACTACGTTTGCAGAGCGTTCTTTTTTAATAACAGGTACGTCATAGTCTTTTGATGGTCTAATTGCTTCATTAGCAAAATTAACCCCACCTAAATCTGTGTTAATTCTATATACTAAATCGCGAGCAACATCGTATGTATCTGCAAGTAGTCTGCACGCTCCAGAGGTGCTGCTTCCAGAGGTGTTAGCCGAGTTTGTTGAGTAGGTAAATTGATTTGCGGCTGGAATAGAGACTATTTGATAATCACCGTCTACCGCTGGGTTTACCGTAGTAATTTTTACAAACTGACCTTCAGTAAAACCATGGGCCGCATCTGTTGTGATTGTTGCAGTTCCATTAGAAATTGAATACGCAGAAACTCCAACATATTCAGAACCATAAATAATAGTTTGCCAAATATTTCTATGATAAAGATAGCTTACAAACTCTGATGCATCTACAGAAAGCTCTTTTGTGGCTACGCTGTATTGACGCGCCCAAATTATCCCTCCCCAAACGCAAGTGCCATTTCGAATTATGTACAAACCAGTTCTTCCTGGCATTGTAGACTCATAAAGATTTAAAGCTTTTGTAGTCTCGATGAAGGGTATAGTTCCAGAAAAGCCACCAGCTTTTTTATTAGCTCTTTCATAAGAAACGCTCTTAAAAGGCACCTCTGATATAACAGTGTTGCTTAGCAAATCTGTTAAGTAATATCGATATTCAACATTAGTCTGTAGTGTCATTTTTATTTTGTCCTTTTATCCAAGCCATCCAGAGCGGTAGTAGATTCTTAAGCTTGCCCCACCCTTTGGGTTTCCAGCATCCTCAAACTCTATCTGATTATTGCCAGGAGCAATTTCAATAAAATCAGCAAGAACATCAATTCTTCCTCGAGCACCGTCAACTTCTCCGTTAAAAGAAACTTCTCTATTTTTTGTATCAATTTCTAAAATATCTGCAGATAGGACAGCAGTAGCATTTGAAATACCTGGAGTAAAAATAACATCGTTCTTTTTAATAGCTTTTCCAGAAGCCTGAGTTGCTGCTACTGTCCCAGAGACACTAGCAGTTCCCGAAGATCCAGTGAAAGGAAGACTTCCCGAGACAGTTGCTGTTCCGCTAGGAGTCACTGTAGTCACATTTTGAATACCTAAAAGCTCAAGAAAAACTGTTGTTACATTTGTACTTGGAATATCTGTACCAGAAATTACTACTGTAAAAGAGTTTGCAGTGAGGATAGAAGCAACTTGCCTTGCATCTGTTCCAAACGGGGTTGTTCCAGAGAAACGAACCTCTGCCCCAGTAAATAACCCATGAGAGCTATTTGTAACTACAGTTACTATATTTCCAGTCCTTGAGTAAGAACTTACTTTTCTAGTTGCAACCTCGACAAAACCTGCAGATACCACTGTAGGAATTAAATTAGTAACGGTTTTTGAGTAAGAGAAAGTGGTTGTACTAGGTATGGCTGTAATCACAAAAGTCCCATCATAGGTAGGGTCTACCCCAGAAACTGTGACTCTTTCACCAATTATAAAATTATGTGGAGTTGTTGTTGTCAATATAACTGTATTAGAAGACGCCGAACGAGTTGCAATAGACCGTTCGTTTGCAGATGCTCTTTTATATGTAAAGCTGGTAGAAGTTGGTGTATCTAAAACTGTGTAGTTCCCGTTAAAGTGAGAGTCTACGTTTGAAATAGCCACTGACTCTCCTATAATAAAACCGTGAGCAGAGTTAGTAACTAAGCTTGCGATATTAGAAGTGAGCTGCTTGCTTATAATTTCTTTTGCATTTGTACGAGTTGCAGCATAGCTAAAAGTATTGCTAGTTACAGCAGTAATTCCATATGAACCGTCAAAAGGGATTCCAGCACCAGTCACGGTGACTGTATCTCCAATAATAAATTGATGTACGTCAGAAGTTGTTATTGTTGCAATGTTAGATACAACAACTTTTCCTGTTATAGCTCTTGGCGGTACTCGAGTCTTTTGGTATGTAAAACTATTAGCATTTGGAGTTCCTGTAACTGTATATACCCCGTCAAAAAGACTATCTACTCCAGCTATTGTTACTGAATCTCCAGACCCAAAACCGTGAGGAGTTGTTGTCTCAAGTCGAGCAACAGTATTTAAAAGAGACTTAGAAACAATTTCACGAACTTCTGCAGACTGTGTTTCAAAAGTAAAAGTTGTGTCTGTAGGAACAGTTAATATTGACTGCTCTCCATCAAACGGAAATCCAACATTAGAGATATAGATACTATCTCCAACTTTAAAATCATGCTTAGTTGTAGTTGTCAACGTAGCAATGTCTTTTAATTGAGTCGTATCAAAAACAAGCTGTTTATTTACAATAGACCTTGTGATGCTTCCCTTAAGAGACTGAGTTATAAAAAGAAGCTTATCTGTTGTTCTGTTATAAATTGTAGCTGGAGAGGTTAGAGGTCCAGTAATTTCTAAAATACAAGGTACAGGATAATTTCCAATATTGACTATTGAACCTGTTCCGTCATAGCCAGTTTCAATATTACTTACAGGAACTTCTACAACGCTGTAGCCGTCTGGGCTAGCATCGTTCCAAGAATATTTAATTGGGTCTGCAGCGCGAAGACCGATTTCAAAGTTTGTTCTGCCACGAGCATTATCAGTGTTTATTTGAACATCCCCACTTAGACGAACAAAAGACGCTCTAATTGGGTCGTTACCAGTCTTTAACCATGTTCCCTTATAAACCAAGTCGCAAGCGGCCACTAATCTATCTCGAGCTGTTTCCACCTGAGCAGGGTTTTGAACAAGGAAAGTTCCTCTTAAAACAAGACTTCTTGCAGCATATCGTCCTTGAACATCGTAAGAACCGTCACCAAATCCTCGAGCAATATCTGGCATTTCTGCTGGTGGCATAGACCACCAACCTTCAATATCTGTGACAACCCAAACAACACCAAATTGATCAATAGTGTTGAAAATAAAATCTCCAAGAATAATATTTGCTTGAAGTTTTAGTTTTTCTATTTCATTTGGTTGTAGGGGTGTAAGACCTCTATTAACATAATAATTTTCCTGAGCTTGGTTGTAAGAAGTCATTTTATGCAGCTCCTCGTCTCATTTGATAAGCAAGCTGACGTGACACAAGGTTTGCAAGCTCACGCTCATCCATACCAGCTGAAGGATAAACATTTACTGTTATGCCTTTACCAGAACCACCTGTCATGTAATCAATCATGGCTTTATCACGCTTTGATAACCCGTCTGGGTCCAAAGGCTCAACGCGCTCTGCTCTTCCACCTTCACCAATAAGGCTGAGCATTCCACCTCTTGTTGGTGGAACAATTCCACCCATAGCAAGTCTAGGTAGGCCAATCTCAAAACTTGGAAGTTTCTTTCCAAATACTTCAAAGCCACCAATTTTTAGTCTCTTTGAAGCTACATTGCTGTTCCACCAGTTTTTAGCTAACTCCCAAGCGCCTTGTAGCCCACTAGATATAAAACTCCAAATACCCTTAAGGTTGTTTGTAAATCTTTGTGGGATTCCCTTCACCCAACCAAGGACTTCTTCCATCTTAGTTTTTACAGCTTGATACGCTGTACCAAGACCATCAGAGACAAATCCCCAAATCTTTCCAGCACCATCAATAAATCTCTTAGGTAATCCTGTTAACCATGGAACTAAAGTATTTGTAAAGTATGTAGTTACTGCATTCCAAGCATCTTTAATCTTGTCTGATAAAAAGTTCCAAACTTTTCCTGCAAGCTCAAAAACTTTTTTAGGTAAGAATGTGTACCAATCCCAAACAGTCTTAAACCAAGAAAGAAGAGTGTTCCATGAAGTGACAGCAGCATCCTTGAGGAAGTTCCAAACTTTGCCCGCTAACTCCATAACTTTTCCAGGAAGTGCAGTAAACCAAGGGAAGACAGTTTCAGTAAAGAATTTAGTGATTTCAGGCCAAAACTTGATAATTAAACTTGGAATAGGGAACAAGATAAATGCCAAAACTTCAAGGACTTTTTTACCAAAGTCTACAATTCCTGGGATTAAAGTTTCAGTGAAGAAAGTCTTAACCTTTGTCCAAATTTCTGGAACCTTTTCACTAACTGCACCCCACACCTTTGAGAATATTTCTCCAATTTTTGCAGGAAGTTCTTTAAAGAAGGCAACAATCTTGTCCCAGTTTTCGATAATAAGAGGAAGAACTAGAAGAAGAATTCCAATAGGACCGCCAACTAAAGCAAGACCTCTACCAGCCGTGCGAGCAGCAGCTCCCAAACCTCTTAGAACGCCAGTCTTTACCTTTGCAGCACCAGTGCTTTTCTGCATTCCAGCCCTTGCTGCAGCAGAAGAAGTTGAAACTTTACGAAGACTTATAGCAGCTTGATCTGCAGATAGATAAACGCCCCTCATCGCGGCTTTCTTTTGCTTATCTACAATCATCTGTTTTTGTAGTTCTTTTCTGGTTAAACCAGAACCAGTACGGAATTTACCAAATGGGTCACGTATAAATTTAAGTAGTCCGCTAAAAGTATTTTTAACTTTTAGAATCGAACCAATAATTCCCATGAAAACTAATTTTCCACCCTTACCTACAAGGGCAAATGCACGATATACAGCAAAGATACTTCCAGTAAATATCAAAATCTTTTGACCAATATCACTACCAAAAATCTTTGTTAGAACTGAAAAAATCTTAGACAGTGTTTCAAAGAATATTTGAATAGCTCCGCTATCTGCAAAAACCTTAACAAGCTTTGCAAACTCAACTACTACATCTCCCAAAGCAGGGAGAGTCCCAGAAAATTCTTCACCAATAGTTCCAAAAATGTCAACTGCTTCATTAAGCTTGTCAAGAAGTATTCCAAAACCTTCAGAAGCTCCAACTTTGGCTGATTCACCAACAATATTGCCAATTAAATCCAAAAGCTTTGTAAAGTTGGTTGTTAAACCATTTAAGAACGTTGTAAGACCTTCGTTATCAGCCCCACCGCTTGTAAATTCTTTCCATTTTGTAAAGGTGGTGTCTAAGTATTTAACAAAGATATCTGCAGCACCACCTGGGGCAATAACGTTGTCAATAATGTCGCCTAGAGAGCCAAAGCCTTTCTTAAATGCATCTCCCAAACCACTCGAGATTCTATTAATGTTTTCAAAAAACTCTGTAAGCTCTCCTGTAGCCTTTTTGGCCTTCATAGTCTTATCAAATGTCTCGCCAAGACGCTGAATCCATAAACCAAACTTGTCAATCAAAGGCTCTGCGGCAGCCAATAGAGCCATAAGACCGCCATAGAATCCTGAAGCACCCTTACCAAGTCTTCTAATTAAAGTATTGTTGTTCTTCCAAACGGTTTCAAGATTTTTAAGATTCTCTCCCTCTTTAAGAGCATTTGCAAAATCTATTGCAACATCTCCAAGGGCACTTCCAGTATCAGTTAAAAGAGACTTTATAGTGTCCATAAAAGGTTTGTTTTTTACAAGAGAATCAATTGCCTGAGTAAGCTTAGGAAATAGCTCTTTACCTGCAGCATCTCGTAAGTCTTTAAATACATCTCTAATACTTAACAAATACTTTACAAACGCCTGAGCCTCTGGAGATAAATCAGATAGCGCTGAGTTAAACTCATCTACTCCAGGTTTTTTACTTGCATCTGCTAAATCTTTTTTAGCATCTGCTACATCGCGAACAGCTAATGCAATCTGACGATTAATATCACGAATTGCTTTACTCTTAGTTGGGTCGTCAGTTGCTTCATTAGTTGCTTCGTCTACAGCTTTTTGAGCATCTGCAACTGCTTTTATAGATTTTGCATAATCTACTGAAGCATCTGCAACAGCTTCTTTTGCATTTCTTTCAGCAATAGCAGCATCTTTAACAGCTTGAGAACCTTCAACGCCAGCAGCAGTTGCTGCCTTTTCTTCCTTTTTAAGATCCTTATTGCGGTCAATTGCTTTACGGAGGTTAAGGTCAGCCTCAGCAAATGCTAATTCTGCTTCTTGACGAGCACGGGAGTTTGGTGGGAGGTCTTGGACACGCTGCAAAGCATCACGAGCTTTAATAAACTCAAGGCGGGCCTTCTTTTCAGAGATTGCAGCGCCTTCAGTCTCAAATCTAAGTTGTTGTAGTTTTTCTTTAGCCTCTTCACGAGTTTTATTTAATTGCTCTGTTGCTTTATTACTTGCCTCAAGAGAATCTCTATAGGCACGTTCTGAACGAGAAGAAGATATTTTTGCATCAGCAAGACTCTCTTCAGCATCTCGTTGTCTTTCAGCTAACTTTAGAAGAAGTTCTGGTTTTCCTTCTGTTTGAAGCCTCTTAAGTTTTAATGAAGCATCATTAAGACGACGTCTTGCTGCTGCAATTGCTTTATCATTTGATGCAGTAGCTTTTTGAGTTTTTAGTCCAGCTTTAAGAGCTTTAGATACCCCTGAAAAAGCTAATTTAGCTGTAATAGCGGCTTGCCCTAAAGCGGTTAATGTTGCAACAACTGCAACTAAACCGCCAGCTGCTACCGCAGTAGCAGTTGCACCTAAGGTTAATAATCCACCACCTACAGCACCAATAGCTCCTGCTAAAGCAGTAAATGCAGGACCTAAAAAGTATCCTGTAGTAATTAATCTCTGTAAACCTAGTCGAGCGTCTTCAGCTTCTTTTCTAAACTTTGCACTAAAGAGTCCTCCTCTGTCCTTGTCACCGCTGGATAGCCCTCTTGAAAAAGAGTTGGAAATATCGCGTCCGTATCTTTCACCAATACCGTCTAAGCCTTCAAAGGCTCTTTGAATATCGGGACGAACGCGATTTGTGATAGCACGGACAATGACGTGTGCTTCACCTACTACTGCCATGCTCTCACCTCCTAGCTATCCGAGCGGTGCATCAAGTACTGTTCCAAATGGTTTTGACATTTCTGCGTCAAAATCAGTTGGTGGTACATAAGGTTTAGTTACGTTATTTGACGGATCAAATGGAACTAGATCGTCAAAGGACTGCGAGCCAGATGCGGTTGCAGTTGAACCTGCACTCGTATCAACTCTGTACTTGTAAGTCGTGCCATACAGCGTTCTGTAGATCACTGAACGCGACTCTGACTTTGCTGCTACTTGTTCTTGAGAGACAAGATTTAAATCATCCTCAAAATAGTAGTGAAGGACGTCGACCATATCAGCCGCATCCATTTCAGCTAGTTTCAGCCCGCTCACAATTGCTTTCCCATTAACGTAAGGCCAGAGATCTACTGCCCACTCGAGGAAGGCTCTGGCTGCTGCATAGGGCGGAGTGAATACTGTTCCACTAGCCACGCAGTAATCTCACCGAGGGTGTCCACGGTTACGATTTTGTCTGGGTCATTGAGAAGTGCATTGAACTTCTCCAAACTCTCTGAGAGAAGAGTCTTCTCAAAGAATTCGTTGATGGTTCGTGCTACCGCTGCACCATCAGACTCATCTGAATTTGCCACGATGGTAAGAAGTGTCTTGCCTTGAATTGCTGGTCGGCAATGAAACTCTTCACCGTGAATCTTGAACGATAGTGGAGAGAACTCTTGAGCAGCTCCACCGAAGTCCTTGAATCGGTTTGTCATCCTGTTTCCTTTGTTTGTGTCTTTCCTATTACTGGTGTAATAGGTGTATCTATTTTACCCAGCTAACCTAAGGTTATCTCCAGTTCTAACACCGACTTGACGTCGAGCCCCACCCAAAACTCTTAGTCCTCTTGCTCTTAAATCTCTTCCTATTGGACCATTTGAAGACCTAAGCAGATACTCCATACCTGCTCTATTTTCTATAAAAATTACATCAGCCATTATGGAACCACCATTGTGATTGTCATACGAGTTGTTTGAAATCCGCCCTCAGGAGGAGCAGAGTCAACAGTTGCAATAACGCCCATACCAAATGGACCATTAGTTGCCCAAGAATCAAATTGATTAATACTTTCCATAAGAATCCAAGCATCGTAAGCTGCAACGACAGCTGCTGCTTGAATATCGTCAGCTAGAGGTGGTTGACCATTTTGCTGAACAATTGGGACCTCACGGGAGACAGAAATATTTAAGGTAACAGAGCGAGGGTCATTACAACGACGAGGCTCAGTTGCTTCATCTCCTGGAGTTCCTACATACATCTGAATAAGAGAAACAACAAGCTGTTCGCAGTCGACAACAGGAGTGGCTATATTCCAATAACGACGTGCTGGAAGAGGCATGTCATAAGAGTTATAAACATTAATAACTCTATTTAAAACATCTTGCATCAAATTAGCCAAATTTTTAGCGTCATTTGACACACCAGTCACGTTAGGAAGTGCCATTGTCTATCTCCGTCTCTAGGGAAGTGCTATAGGGGTTACAGGATTTCCTAGTTGATAAATAACATTGCTTGTCAAAAGGTTTATTACTTCATCAACTGCAGGGTTACCTAGACTTGGTCTTGTTGCATAAAGGTCTAAAGTACCTGGGTCACGAGTACCGAGAATTGGAAGAATGTCTGTGTAATTAAGACTTAATCTAATTGTTCCCTCAGTACGGTCTAATGCTGCTGCCTCCGTAAAAGTTGTACTAGTTGTGTTTGTATAGTTGGAAACAGTTGCTGTAACTGTCCAAGCATTATCAAGAGTTAGGAAATCTCCACCAAACTCATCGAGGTAGTAAATGTTAGTTCCGCCTTCTTGGTTAAAGTACAAGTCAAAGGCAGACAGCTCGAAAGCAGGTGCCTGACCAATAATACGTCGAGCACGAGGAGTATCTGGGGAGAACACACGGGAACGGGCACGGGCTTTATCTGGGTTTGCAGTCTTTAAAAATAGGTCAACAGCGTAAACACCAGTGCGAAGGTCATCAATAAAGTCTTGAGAATCTAGAACAGTGTAAGAAACACCTTGTCTAGATACAGAAGTTACCCGCTGAGGCAGGGCGCAGGTGTCATCTCCTTCATAGAGTTTTACAAGCTCTGTAGCAAGAATTCTGGCCGCTGCTTTACCTGCTACTGGTGGAGGAGAACCATATGTGTATGTAACTTCCACATTAGAAGGAGTCCATGTGGCATTAGGAGTGCCATAAATAGTTGAGTGGTCAGCTAAATAATAAGTATTTGGGTCAACAATATCTCCGTCACCTGTACGAAGAGCATGTACTCGAACCACTTTACGGCCACGAAGGCGTACACGGCTGTAGGAAGATGTTCCATCTCCTTGGTAATCATGATGGGAATCAGAACCAAATCCCCCCTGAGGAAGGTTTTCTACTTGACCATTGATAAGAGTAGGAGAGTATGACAAGCGAGAAGCGCCAGCACGAAGATATGGGTCATACACCGAAACATAACGCTCGGTTACTGTAGTGGTGCCAGAGAACTTGCGGCCTGACATTGCCCAAAGCATGTAAGAGGCAGTCTTAACGGCTTCATAGGCATAATCAGATTCGGCATATATGCCTAACTCTTCTGTATCAACCCATAAGTTGCTCATTGCGTCCCTTTCTACAGATGTGAATAGGGGCGGGCAGGGAACCGAGTGCTAAACACAAACGGCATCTGCCCGCCCCTTTTTCTTACTACTACTAGGCGGTTGGATCCTCAGTCGACGCAATGATGAAGTCGATTGGTAGATCTGGGTTGTAGGTATCAGAACCTGGAACGTTAAATCCAGTCTCTGAACCTTGGTTGTCGAAGTCAGACACTGCTAGGTATCCGCGGTTGCGAACTACTGAACCAGCTGGGCTAACTGCTGCAGATGGAACATCTGTAGCAACCTTTGCATAGCGGAATGATGTTGGAGTTGGAGCTGCAGTGATTGTGTATGTGCCATTGAATGTTGAATCAACGCCACTGATTGATACTGACTGACCAACTTCAAATCCGTGTGCAGCACCTGTTGTAAGTGTTGCAGTGTTTGAAGTAAGAGACTTGTTGGTGATTGTCTTTGTTGACAAATCGAACCAGCGGTAGAAGCCCTTTAGTCCTTCTGGTGCCCAGTTTGAACGAGCATATGAATATGGACGTTCTGCAGCTACTGGGAACTCCCAGCGGCCATCTAGACCCATTTCGAACTGTGGGTTTCCAAGGCCGTAGCCTTCGAAGGTGTTCGCAAGCAAACCATTTTCGATAACACGGTCACCGCTTTGACGAAGCTTGCAATATGGGAATACCCAGTAGAAGTATGGAAGTGTGGTATCACGCTTTCCGTCCTTTACTGCAAATGACCATACTTCAATTGAAACGCCGTTTCCAGCAGGATCGTCGCCAACAGCTGGT